CGGGAGGACTTCTGTGTGGAGGTGGCCCAGACCTGTGCCGGGCAGAACCTGGCGGTGAAGACCTTCCGGGAGCTGCTGCTCCAGGACCGGGTGGTGCTGGAGGAGAGCCCGCTGACGCTGTGGTGCCTCCAGAACGCCATCGAGATCCAGAACAACTACGGGGACCTGAAGCTCAGCAAGCGGCACAAAGATGACACCGAGCGCATTGACCCCGTGGCCGCGGCCATGAACGCCCTGGCCCGGCTGCTGGTGAAGCGGACGGTGACCGACCTGAACACCGCCCTGGAGCGGGGTGATTTTACATTCTGATGGGCGCACTGGGCGCAGAAGGAGGAAGTATGGAACCAACTGAGAACAAATCCAGAGACCGTCCCAACATCCTGGCCATGGTGTCGAGGGCCTGGGAGCGATGGGGAGCCGGGATACTGCTCAGCTTCGGAGCGATGGCCCTCACCGTGGGGGCTTCGCTCATCTATCCCCCCGCTGGGTGGATCACCGGCGGCGTCCTGGCCATTTTAGGCGGCATTCTGAGCGCCGTTGGAGGGGGTGAGAAGAAGTGAGTATTGTACGCGGTATCAGAAAGGCCGCCAGTGGTCCCGGGGCTGCCCTGGGCGGTGTGCTCACCTCATCCTCGGTCTATGGCCCCGACGGCTTCCTGGATGTGAAGAACATCAGCCTGAGCCGGGACCGGGCCATGAAGCTGTCCACCGTGAACCGGTGCGTGGAGGTGCGCAGCTGCACGGTGGCGGCCCTTCCGGTCTATCTGATGCGGGAGTCTACCAAGGAGCGCCTGCGGGAGCACCGGCTGGCCAAGGTACTGTGGGGACGGCCCAATGAGGCCATGACTCGCTTCGACTATGAGCGGCTCATGCAGGTCAATCTGGATCTGCGGGGTAATGCCTACGCTTGGATCAACCGGGATCCCAGGACAGGGTACCCGGTGGAGCTCATTCCGTTACAGCCCGACCATGTGACCCCCTATGTGGCACTGGACGGCTCCCTCTGGTACATCTACACCAACCCCAGGACGGGGGAGATGTTCCGCCTGTCGCCCGCCGATGTGCTCCACTACAAGGCCTATTCCGAGGACGGGATTGAGGGCGTGTCCATCCTGCACCGGGCGGCGCTGACTATCCAGACGGGCCTGGCGGCCCAGGAATATCAGCGGGCCATGTACCAAAACGGGGGACGGCCCTCCGGCGTGCTGACTACTGACACCGACATCGGCGGAGATGTCACTGTTACAAACAGCGACGGCTCCACAGAGAAAATCAGCAAGAAGGAGTTCATCCGCCGGGAATGGGAAAAGATCCATGCCGGCCCCAATAACGGCTTCCGGGTGGCGGTCATGGACAATGGCCTGAAGTACCAGCCCCTCTCAGTGAGCAATTCAGATGCCCAGTTTGTGGAGAGCGAGGACATCCGGGTGGCCGATGTGTGCCGCTTTTTCGGCACTCCGCTGCACATGGTGTACGCCGGAAAACAGGCCTATTCCTCCAATGAGCAGAACGCCATTGAGTTTACCCGGTTCACCCTCCAGCCTCTGGTCATCCAGCGGGAGCAGGAGGACAGCGATAAGCTGCTGCTCCCCCGGGAGCGGGCGGATGGGCTGCGGATCCGGCGGGAGCTGAAGGGCCTGCTGCGGGGCGATACAGCTGCCCAGGCCGCATGGTACAAGGCCCTGCGGGAGGTAGGTGTTTATAGCGTCAATGACATCTGCGCCCTGGAGGACCTGCCCGATGTGCCTGGCGGGGGTGGACGGTACGCCAGCTGGAATTATGGCCCTCTCGCCAGGTGGGACGAACTGAGCATCATTCGGGCCTTGGGCGGAAAGGCCCCGGAAGGAGAATGAGATGGAAACGACGATGAAAACTCCGCTGACCGAAGAAGATCTGGCCGCCATCAACGCCCTGGCCAGGGCTGAGCTGACCCAGGAGCAGATCTACACCTTCGCGGTGCGGCTGTGCGACAACGAGGTGGACCGGGACTTTGAGCGGTTCACTAGAAAGAGCCTGGAGGCCCTGGCCAAGCTCTTTGTGGGCAAGAGCGGGATTTTTGACCACCAATGGTCCGCCAAGGGCCAGGCCGCTCGGCTCTACAAGACCGAGGTGGTGGAGGAGCCGGGGCAGACCACAAGCGCGGGAGACCCCACCTGCTGGCTGAAGGGCTACGCCTACATGGTGCGCACCGAGGCCAACCAGGACCTGATTGCGGAGATCGAGGGCGGGATTAAAAAAGAAATCAGCGTGGGCTGCGCGGTGAACCGTTCGACCTGCTCCATCTGTGGGAGCGTGGCGGGCAGCTGCGGCCACTGCCGGGGGCAGACCTACGACGGCCGCCTGTGCTTTTTCAATCTGGAGGAGCCTGCCGACGCTTATGAGTGGTCCTTTGTGGCGGTGCCTGCCCAGCGGAAGGCTGGGGTGGTCAAGACCCTGCGCCTGCCCCAGGAATTTGACCAAGACCAATGGATTCAGAGGGCCAAGGCCCGGCTGGAGCTGGAAAAATTGAGATTTTAAAGATTTGGAGGGACATGATATGAAGATCGACAAGCAGAAGCTGTACACCTTGAAGGATACCCGGAACCAGGCTCTGGAGGCGGCGGATGCGGCTCTGGAGGCCGGGAACATGGAGGAGTACAACGCCAAGATGGATGAGGTCAAGGGTTTCAATGCCCAGATCGAGGGGGTGGAGAAGCTGCTCCAGGAGCAGGAGCGCTTTGCCGGACAGGAGCCCGGTACCCCCGGTGGCCCCGGCCTGGAGCAGAAGGGAAAGGAGGACGGCTACGCCAAAGCGGTCAAAAGCTTTGCCGATGCCGCCCGCAGCGGCTTCCGGGTGAGCAAGACCGCCGGCGACATGATGCAGGAGGGGGTGGAGGCCGACGGCGGCTACGCCGTGCCCCAGGACATTGTGACCCGGATTATCAACCTGCGTGACAGCAAGGAAAGCCTGCTCAGCGAGGTGCGGGTGATCCCCGTGACCACCAAGTCCGGCCGCCGCACCCTCAAGAAGCGGGGCCAGCACACTGGCTTCTCCACCGTGGCCGAGGCGGCCAAGTTCGGCAAGGCGGCCACCCCTCAGTTCACCACCGTCAGCTACGATATTGAGAAGCGGGGCGGCTACCTGCCCGTCACCAACGAGCTGCTGGAGGACAGCGACAGCGACATTGCCGCCGTTGCCGAGGAGTGGCTGGGCGATGAGGCCCGGGTTACCGCCAACAAGGAGATTATGACCATCGTGGCCACTAATGACTCCACCGATCTGAAGAATCTGGACGGAATCCTGAAGGCTTGGGTGGGCCTGGGCTCTACCTTCCGGGCCACCAGCAAACTGCTTACCAACGACGACGGCCTGACCTGGCTTGGTACCCTGAAGGATAACAACGGTCGGCAGCTGCTGACGCCCAACCCTGCTGAACCCAAGCAGCTGCAGCTGTGCGTCGGCCCCTACATCCTGCCGGTGAAGACCTACGACAACGACACCATTCCCAGCACCGGAACCAAGATCCCCATGATCCTGGGCGACCTGATGGAGGGCATTGCTTACTGGGACCGCCGCCAGTTTACCATCAAGGTCAGCGACGTGGCCACGGTGGGCGAGCTCAACGCCTTTGAGCAGGATCTGACCATCTGGCGTGGCAGTCTGCGGGACGACTGTACCTCCTGGGACGACGAGGCCTGGGTAAACGGGTACATCGACACCGCTGCTGCGGCCGGTTAAGGAGGGGTTGTCATGAGCACCAAGAAGAAAGTAGCCAGTGAGGCGGCAGATGAGACCGTCAATCAAGTTTCGGAGGAAGTTGTGCAGCCCAATCTGCCTGCGGAGGAAGCTGCGCAGGTGGAACAAAAGGCCGAAGTAAACGAGGGAGAGACGGCTGATCTGGAGGAAGCTGCCCTTTGCACTGGCCAGCTGGTCCGGGTTGAATTTTGTGGATCTTTGAATCTGCGAAAGACTCCTGGTGTGCATGCACCAGTTCTCCAGGTTCTCCCGGCAGGGACGGAGCTCCTAATTGTTCCCCTGGAGTGGGTGGCCGACGGCACTGGCGTGTGGTTCCATGTCACAGTTGACGGAGTAAATGGATTCGTGAATGGTCAGTACCTGTCACCGGTTGAGGTGTGACCATGGCTCTGACCGAGGAGCGCAAGACAGCCCTGCTGGCCTACTGCAAGCTAACCGAGCTGGCCAACGACCCAGAGGTGGAGGCCCTGATCCCCGCTTTCTATGAGGCAGCTGTGGGTTACATGGAGGGGGCCGGGATTACCGAGCCTGCGGCAGACACCGCCCGGCGGTGTCAGTATGACCTGTGCGTCAACGCCATGGTGCTGGACGCCTACGACCGGAGGGACATAACCATCACAGGGACTATTGTGGCAGACAATCCCGCTTTCCGGAGGCTTATTACCCAGTTAAAGCTAACTGAGCCGGTGTCCAACTTGGACACCGTACCCTGACCGGGCAGGTGGCAGCGTATGAGCAGATACATTGACGCAGGGAGCCTGGATGAGCGGCTGGAGCTGCTGGAGCTGCTGGAGACGGCGCCCAACACCTGGGAGTGGGTGCCGATGAGCCGCCTGTGGGCGCAGGTGACCGTGGACGGCGGGACGAACCTGTTCTCCCGGGTAGGCATCGGGGCCAGAAATGCAAAATTGACCATCCGCAGCCGGGACATCACCCTTTACGGGGCCCTGCGGTGGCGTGGGCAGCACCTGTTTCTCACCAGCATCACCAAGCTGGACCGGATGCACCTGGATCTCCAGGCGGCGCTGGTGAGCGTAGTGCGCTGCGTGGGCCAGGGCTACACCACGACCGTGGGCCCGGGAAACCGGCCGGTGAAGCAGCCGAGGCCTGAGCGGACCTTCCCCGGGGTGCTGACGGAAAAATACGTGCGGTATGAGACCGAGGACAGCTACGCCAAGGCCAAGCGGCTGCTGGTGCTGGTGACGCCGAAAGCGGTGCAGCTGCTGGAGGGTGACCTGGTGACAGTGACCGAGGGGCCTGCGGCGGCGGTCTACAACGTCCAGACCTGTCATGTGCTGGACGAATACAAAAACGAGTACGAGATCATGTACAGACGGGATATTTGATCCGGCTGTGAACACAGTCCGGCCGTCCTGCCGGGTGGTATGGCATCGGCCACCCGGTCCTCCTATCGGACCGGGGCGCGGGGATTCTTGCTTTCTTCTCCCGCGCACCCGGCAGGGCGGCCGGACATCGTACATGGAGGTGCCTGGATGCAGAGCATAGAACTGGACGGGCTGGACCGTCTGCTGGATGGATGGGAATCTCTCCAGCGGGATTTCCCAGGCATGAAGCGGGAGCTGCTGGAGGAGCTGGGCCGCAGCCTGCTGGAGGACGTGCGGAGCGAGATCGGCGGGGGCGGACAGGTCCAGGGCTGGCAGGAACGGTACGTCGGATCCAGAAACGGGTATGTAGCCAACCGCCCAAAAGCGAAAACCTATAAAACAACTGCCAGAGGTAAGAAGTACGCTGTGTGCTATGTTACCAACGCCATCGATGGAGGTCATAAGCACCGCAGGCCCAGCGCCCAGAAGAAGGATGGGTACCGGTACCGGCCTCGGATCGATGATCCAGCGGTGCCGGGCAAACACTTCTATGCGGCGGTGCGCAGCACGCAGGGCAAT